TGTTGAGCGCACCGCCCCACTCGCCCTTGCGGTTGAAGTTGGTCGTGCCGTCCTTGGCCAGCAGCGCTGCCTGAGTCGGCGTCTTGCCCACCTCCCGCGCCGCCTGGTACAGGGCAAAGCGGGTGGCGTTCTCGGAGGCAGAGCCCATGAACTCCAGCATGCGCGCAGTCAGCGTGGCCAGCTTGTAGGGTGGCAGGGACTTGATCGCCTCAAAGGTGTTCTTCGACTTGGCCCCGGCCAGCAGCATCTCGTTGCGCAGGTCCTTGTTGATGTCATCCAGCGAGCGCATGTAGAAGCCGCCCGTGATGGAGCCCGCGTTGCGGAACTCTTGGAACCGCTGGTCCATCTGCTGGTTGCCGATGATCTTGTTGGCCGTGCCGCCGATGCCAGCTTCCTGGCGGGCGGATGCCATCAGCGCCTTGCCGTAGTTGGCCAGGTACTTGGCCAGGCCCTTGGGTCCCAGCTCAGCCAATGCTGCGGACGTGCCCGACCACAGCGCATCGCGTGGGATGTTGATCGCAGCGAACGCTGGGTTGTAGCGGGTCAGGACGTTGCGCAGCCAGTTGTTCCACCAGCCCGACACCGCCAGTGTGGCGCGCTCCAGGCCGCTGGTCTCGTCCTTCCAGGCCTGGCGGATGGCGCGGGCCAGCTCGGGGTCTGCCAGCTTGATGTAGACCTGCTGGCCGCCGACCTTGACGCCGATGGTGTCCTCACCCTTTTCGATGGACTTGGTGTACTGCACGGTGCCCGTGGCCTTGTTGAACGCAGGCTTGTTGCGCTCGACGTCCACGCCCCACAGGTCTGGGTCAGGGTTCGACAGCACGAAGTCCAGCAGGACCTTGCCCACGTCGTTCTTCTCGACCCGCATGATCACGCGCTGGTAGTCGCGGATCACGTTTTCGATCAGGTCGCTGGCCTGGGACTTGCGGCCCATGGCGCGGATGGTCTCGCCGCCGCGCACGTTGATGCCACGGCCGATGCCTGGGCGCATTGCGCCGGTGTTCTCGTCCACGTTCTCCAGGCCACGCAGGGGGATGTAGTTCTCGTAGGCACCGTCGAGTGCGTCGAACTCATCCTGCGTGATCAGGCCCTCGGCCAGCATGACCTGGCGGGTGGTTGATGTGATCGCCATCAGGTCGCGGTGCAGCTCTTCAAACTTCGCCTCGTCGCCGGACGCCTTGGCCAACTGCAGGATGCTCTTGGCGTGGGCGTCGGTCATGCCGGAGCCGCCGTCGGGCATGCGCTTGTTAATGCTGGCGATGTAGGCGTTGCGCTCCTCGGCGTGCTTGGCGTAGGAGTACAGCGCCAGCTCGTCCAGGTCGATGCCAAAGCCCACGGCCTTGTCGATCAGCGGACGCATGACGTTGTCACGGAAGTCGTCCATCGCTGCCTGAATGCGGCCAGGCATCAGGGTGTTGGCGTCGTAGAAGTTCTGAGCCTCGCTGACTTTGCTGCCCTTCTTGGCCTCGACTGCTTCGATGACGCGCTTCATGCGCAGGCCGTCGTCCTGCAGCTTGATGCGGGCAGCGTCGACCTTGCCCGTGGCGGGCAGTTCAAAGGTGCTGCCGATCAGCTTCTGGCGGCGGTTGCTTGTGCGAACTTCGGGGGTGGCCACGCTTTTCGCTTTGTCGGCAGCGCGGTTGCTGAACATCGGCAGGCCCTGACCCACGGTCTCGCGCATCTTGTCGGTGACGTCGAAGCCGGGTTGCTGAGAGACCTCTGGGTTTCTTTCATCAATCAGTTCAGCGTTCTTGCCGTCTTCCAACAGCTCTGCAAGCTCCTGACGTGCAACGCCCTCATCGCTGTAGCCGTTGTACTCACGACCATCGACATTGATGACCCATTGCACAGCACCGGCCGGCGTCTTTTCACCGTTGCCAACTGGCAGCGGCACACCAACGGAGCCGAGCTTCTCGCCACCCAGCTTCGGCAACAGCTTTGTGATAGCTTGCGGGACGATCTGGTCGTAGAAGGCCTTCATGCCTTCGCCTCCGACTTTGATGTCTTCGCCGTCAAGGAGGTGCTTGCCCATCACCAAAGGCTGCGCCAGCAAACGCTTTGCGACTTCCTTGCCGACGTAGTCCTCAAGCTGTGACTCGTCAGTAATCTCGCGCCTCATCACTTTGCGACGGTTGTTATCCCATGCGTCAAGGAGCTTTTCCTCTGGGCTGTATGCGATGGACTGGATCTGCTTGCTCAGGTCATACCGGTCAGCAGACTGCTCGCCATTGACGAACGCGACCTTGTCGTAGCCACCCTCCACCGCCATCATGGCGATGCGCTTGAGCGCCAGGTTGAGCCAGCCCTCGGTCTTACCAATGAACGGCGCGGCGGGCACGCCCTTCATCAGAGCGCCCATGCGATCGGCGGCTTTCATCACCGCGTCTTTGGTGCCGAATGCGCGAGGGAGGCTGTAGCCATCCTCTTTCAGATGAAAGAAGCCCGGCTCTTGTTCAACTATTTTCCAACCAGTCTTGAGCGTATCGCCAGTGCCCTCCTTCTTTGCGGTTTGACCCCAGTCGGACTGCACCTCTTCCACGAACAGCACGCGCTTGCCGTCGGCATCGGTGCGGTCGTTGATGCGGATATGGGCGAGGACGTTCTTCTCATCCCAGTGGCTGGACCTGTAGTTGTCGGTGCGCTTTTGCGGCGGCGCTTTCTCAAGCGCATCAACCTCTTTGCGCAGGTTGTCTGCCTTGACCTGGAACTGTGCTGCTTTCTCGCTTAGGCCGAGGCCAGCGAACTCGCTAACCATTTCTTCCATCGCTTGCAGCCGCTTGCGCGTGCCTTCAAGTCTGATCTGCTGGTTGCCAGTCACCTCAGGCAGCGTGATCAGCAGCTCGCGGTAGTTCTCGCCGCCGGGCAAGGTGTACTTGCCGTACTTGGTGTCGTCAGCATCCTCGTCGAGCATGCCTTCCAGTTCATCCAGAATCTCCTCGCGGCTCATGGCCTCACCGTTTGCCTCTGGCGCGTAGCCGCGAATGCGGGTGTACTCCTTGACTACCTGCGCGTCATCCATTGCGCTGAAGTCTTTGATGTCGCCAAGCATTTGCTCGGACACCCTCACACCTGAGTCAGCCAAGTAGGCCTGCAGCTCTGCGCTGGTGACCTTGTCCTTGCCACGCAGGGTGAGGTAGTCCTTGATGCCGGACCACTCCATCTCGTCTTTCTTGACGCCCTGCTTCGGACCATTGGAGTCCAGCCACAGTGCCCACTGGGAGGCAGGCTGCGTGGCCAGCTTCGCGGGCACGTTGGCGATCGTGCGCTCCAACTGGCTGTAGAACGCAGGCTTGGCTCGGTTGCTAAACATTGGCATGTCGCCCACACGGCCCTCGGTCCATGCCCACTCAGGCAGGAGCCCAGTCTTCTGGTCGGCAAACACGGTGTCCTCGACCTTGGCGGTGCGGTTGCTCTCGCCGGTGGGGCCGTAGTTCAGCCAGGAGTTCTGGCCGCGTGTCTCGCTGGTGATGGCCGCCACTGCGCTGCCAGTGAACAGACGGACGTGAGCCTGCCAGGCATTCTCTTCGCCCTGGGCGCGGAAGCCGGAGCCCTCAAGCCCATGGCCGAAGGCATCATGCACGGCACGGAACAAGTCGTTGGCCAGCACGCGCTTGCGTGGGCCGAACAATGAGCCCGATGGCCACTTGATGCCGGTGTCTTCCAGCAGCGGGTTGCTGGCCGGGTCAAAGTCACCCGAACCGAAACCGTCGTCGGTTGGGAACACGCCCATGACCTTGTTTGCGCGGATGTCGCGCATCGCATTCCAGGGGCTGGATGCGTACTCTTGGTTGTCGGGCTTGTCGAGATTGATAAACCAGAACTTGTAGCCCGCCTTCTCCAAGGCGCGGTACTGCGCAAGGGTCTGCGCGATCAGTTCTTTGTAGGCCGCCTTGACGCGCAGATCCTGCGGCGCATGAGGCATGGCCTCGTAGGCCTCGGCAATGCGTGCGGCACGCTCAGGGTCGACCTGGGCGTACTCGGCTTGGCGGCGCAGCTCAATGCCATTGTCGCGGGCATACTGCTCGGCCACCGCAACGAGGCGGGGGTCTGGACCAGTGAAGCCGCGAACAGTTGGAGCACCTGGCAGCGCCTCGTTTGCACTCAGTCCTCGGACTGCTTGCGCATCTGCTCGTTCTGGTGCTTGAACCTGGCGATCCTGCGCGCCCCCAGCTCCTTGCCCTCGGCTTCCGTCTCCGGCGCGTTGGCTGAATCGGAGTTGGCCTGCATCGCCCCAGCCGTATTTGTCTGCGTACTCGTCGAAGACTTGCTGGACTCGGGGCGCGAGAACAGCTCTGGCCCAGTAGAGAACATCGGATCGTCCTTCGGCACCAATCCTTTGTACGTAGCTTTCCCCATTTGGGCTCTCCTTCCAGTTGTTCGTTGGCATGTCGCCGCTTGAGGCAAACACGCGATACTCAAAATCGGGCAGCACAGACTCCGCCACCTTGACGATGTCGGACTGCAGCTTTTCATTTGTGATGATACCAAAATTCACAACCCTTATACCATTGGGCGAGCTGACAAACGCAAATTTGTCTTGCCATTCTGGGTGGCCGTTGTCGACCATCCAGTCGCCCACGGCAGTCTCAAGGTCTGCCACTTCGCGGGGGTTGAGGGTGCGCCCGACGTTGATGTCGAGGCCGTTGGCGTCACGCTTTGTGCTTGAGTAGAACGGACGGTGCCAGCCCACGCCCTCTTGGCGGGCCACCAGGCCAGCCACAGCGGCGTAAATGTTGAGTGCCGTGGCCTGGGCTGGGTCGACGTTGGTCTTGCCTTCCGTGCCCTTTGCGGGGGCCATGGCCACATTGAGCTGGGTGCTCGGCGAGACCTCGCCTTGCCACACGCCGGGAGCCAGGATGTCGCTGTCCACCAGCAAGCCCAAGTACGCCGCCAGCTCATCGGTGCCGCGCTCGTTATAAAACGCCTTCTGCACAGCCTGCTGGAACTCCACCTGCTGCGCATAGGGTGCGCTGTGGATGCCAGGCAGGACGGCGCTGGTGCGACCAGGGCGAGCCTCAAAAGACACCTGACCGATGTGACGCATCAGGCCATCGCCGAAGTCAAACTTCGCCTGCTGCGTGTCGTCTTTGGTGACGTCGTGAGCAAACGAATACTTGAGCCAGTTGTCGCGGTGCTTTTGCTCGTCGAGGATGACGCGGACCTTGCCTTTGCCATCCTTGCCGGGCACGAACTTGATCCAGCCTTTCTTTTCGCTGGTGCGCTCGGTCTCTTTCTTGACGCCTTTGTTCTCCATGCGGGCCTTCATGGCCACCCAGATCGCGGCCTGCACCTGCTGCGGCTCCCAGCCCAGCTCCCTGGCCAAGCGGTTGGTTTCGTTCTCCATGAACGAGTACTGGGTGTTTGAGGGCGCGTCGGTTTCGTACTGACCCGCACGCATCATCCACATGTCGATCGTGGCACCTTGCTTGCCTGCGGTCGATGGGTCGATCTCACGCAGCAGGTTGAAGAAGAAGTTGCCCGTCTTCTCGCCGGACCAGAATGCGTCGACATCGTCGAGCGCGCCCTTGGCCTTGGTGTCCATGACCTCGGTCTTCACGCTGATCGGCTGGCCAGCCTTGTACTGTGCCCATGCGCGCAGCGCAAACGTGGAGTTGGCGTCGACCTTCGCTTGTGGCGAGTAGATGGCCAGCAGTGCCACGAACTTGCGAGCCTCCTGCATATCGCCGCCCACCATCTTGAGCACAGCTTTGCCGCTGTTCTCGTACCAGTAGCGGCCTGGCGCGCCCTCGTCTGCGAGCTGGCGCAGGATCTTGCGCAGCGTCGGGATCTTGCCGGGCGTGTTGAACTTCTCGGGGGCACCCAAGTACTTGCCGTTTTTCATCGGCAGCTTCTCGGTCACCTCTCCGCCTCGGCTGTACGCCACCTGGCGGCCTTCAAGAGCTGCGCGCACGCGAGGTGCTGCGGCGTTGGTGAAGACGATGCCGTCCTTTGTGACTCGACCCTTGACGTCGTCAGGGACCTGAGCACGGATCTGCTCGGGGTCGCCGTAGACGACCATCGTGCCGTCCTTCATAGTGCGCACGTCGAACTCGCCAGCAGCAGTGGTGCCTCGGCGGGACATCCTAATGTCCGGGTTTGCCGGGTCGAAGATGCCGCTGTTGCCAGTGGCAGACTTGATCTGCTCGGGTCGGAAAACCAAATACTCGCGGAAGGGGCTTCGGCCAACAAGCCCGTCGCTCATGCGCGTGATGGCGTCGAATCCTGCCGCTTTATAAATCGACTCGATCACCGACATCGGGCCTCCTTCAATCGCGAGCCAAAGTGACTTCGGATTGAATGTGCGTGATGCCAAGACTTTTTTGAGATCGCGCTCAATAAACTCTTTTGAGTCGATGGCAAGCTCTTGCGGGTAACCAAGGCTCACCAACTCTTGTATGTTTTTTGGTATGGCAGACTTGATTGCAGCAAGCTGATCGTCTGTGATGTTGTCCGCATCAAGAATGTTTTCGGCCTTGATATACACGGGCAAGACATTCATGTCCTCTTCTTTGCGCTCGGCAAAGCGAGATGCTGCATCTGCGTCGTCGGTGAAGTAAATGCCTTCTCCAAGGCTTCCTCCATCGGATGGTTTGAACGCGGTGATGTCGGCACCAGTCCCGTGATAGACCACCATTGGCTTGCCAGCGTCATCCACAACCTTAGAGTTGCCGAAGAACTTCTTGAACTCAGGCGTCTCAGGAGCAGCGCGGTTGGATGCCATCGGCTGAGCATCACTCACCAGTGCAACGTCGGGCGTCAGGCCCTGAGCCTGCATCGACTCAGCGTAGGCCGTGCTCAGCAGGTCGCGGGCCTTGGCCACGTCGGTGATGTACTTGCTGACGAACTCGTCGCCGTACTGCTCCTTGGCACCGCTGATGATCGTGTTCAGTTTGGCCAAGATGGTCTTGGCCACCTCGCCAAACTCTGCGTTGCCCATCTTCGTGCGCAGGTCCTGCCAGAAGTCTTCGCGCTTGCTGATCGCTTGGACCATGAACGCGGGAATCTCCTCGTCCAGCAGCGCATCGTTCTTTGCGTCGTAATCGAACTCCTCTGCAAACTCAGTGCGGCGATCTTGACGGAAGTACTGGGCCAACTGCGTGTTGAGCGCCTTGCGCTGTGGCTCGGGCAGCGTGTGATAGATCTCGTGCATCGCGACCGACAGCGGCGCGTCATCCGCATCGTTGGCAACGAAGATGTTCTTGCTGTCGCCGGGCAGCATGAACCCGTTGGGCAGCGATGCTGGGGTGTCCGCTTTCAGGTAGGTGACCGTGCGGCCAAGCAGGCGGGCGACCGCGCTGGCAGCCTGCTGCTGCTCTGTCAGCGGCGCGGTGTCCACCTCGGCATCGACGCCGGTGCTGGCGCTGAGCGTCGTGATGGCCTTGCCGATGGCGCGCAGGGGCGCGGGCGGGGCGAGCCTGAGTGAGGTCTTCAGGCCAGCAGTTGCAGCACCCTCTGGCGTACCAAGGGCTCCAGGTCGCTGAGCTTGAGCGTTGGGTCCAGTCGCCACTGAACTGACCCCAACGTCTCCTCCGCTTTGCGCCTGCGCTGCACTTCTGCTTGCCAGCGGCTGAAGTACTCCTGCGCTTGTTGCTCCACTGATGGCAGATGCTTGCTGTCCTTGCGTTTGGCCTTGGAGGGCTTGAGGGGTTTGAGTGCCAAGGGTCGTCTCCGTTGGTTTGATGACCCAGCCACCGTCCATCTTGACAGTGCTGTAGCCGGTGATGCCGTTCTGCTGCGCATAGACGGCGGCGGTTTGTTGGGTGCTGAAAGGCTTGCCGCTGGGAGCGGTGATCGGCTCAGCGGCGGGTGCAGCCTGCGTCGGCTGGGTAACCCCGGCCCCTGTCTCCATGGTGCCCACAGTGGGAGCAGGCTGCGTATTCTGTTGCTCGTATCCGGCCAAGCGGAACTTCCCGCTGGGCATCTGCTCCACGCTCCATTCAAGGGAGGGGAACATGCGCTGGCGGCCAGGCAGGGCCTGCGCCGCGTCAGCCTCGGTCACGTAGCCGTCGCCCTTGCGGCCGACCCACTGCTCAACCGGCTGGACTACAGCATTGTTATTTTCTGGGGCCGCGATGGCAGCCTCGGTGCGCGCCAGCAGATCCTGGTCGGTGGCACGGGGTGAGACTCGCGGCAGCGTCAGGCTGGCAGCCTGTTGTCCGCCTGCACTTCCAGCAGGAACATTCGCCCCAGCATTGGCTGCAGGCAGTCCGGCATTTCCACCAGCGAGTTGTCCGGTGCCAGCAGCATCAAGTCCTGGAATGCCCAGGCCTCCGCCACGCTGATCGCTCGCTGGGAAACCGCCCACTGCAGGCGCGGCTCCAGCTCCGCCAAGTGTGCTGACATCGGTCGTCTCCGAACGGTTGGGGATAGGCACCACGATCGGCACCAGACCGGCTTCATCGGTCGGGCTGCCTGCAGGGGTGAAGTTGATCTCTCGCGCTGGCGCGGAAGGCCCGACGTCCGCAGCCCGGCGCATCGTCTGCTCGGGGCTGATCAGGGTGGGGTCGTAGCTGTTGACGTCGAAGAGCCCAACCGCCTGGCGCTCTGCCGCGAAGTCGGGTGCTTGCGCTGCGCGGGCCTCTTGGTACTGGCTGGCTGCGCCGACCGCGCTGAATGGCGCAGAGGTGACGAGCGCAGTGGCCATCGCCTCGGGAACGCCTTCAGATAGCTTCTGGCTTGGGTCGACCGTGCGCGAGATGACGTTGCCGCCAAACTGTGTGCCGCCCTCTTCAAGCTGCTCGCCGATCACGTCCTTGGCCAGCATCTTGCCAGCGCCTGCAACTGTCAGCGCCTCGGCTGTGGCGCGGCCCAGGCCCCTGGAAGCCACGGCGGCCTCGGCCCCCATGAACCCCAGCAAGCCCAGAGGAGCGGTCACCAGCGCGGCCATACGGGCCTTGGCGGTGGCAATCTCCACGATTGCTTGCTCGCTTGTCTTACCGCTGGCCACCAACTCTTGGTAGTCAGGGTTCTCTTGCCAAACGCTTAGGGGCGTTTGCCTTGGGTCGGTCAGCTTGTCGTACACGCCACCGGCCGCGTCGCCGCCAGCCATGACCATGGACGCGCCGACACCACCAGCGGTTGTACCGGCAGCGCGTGCGCCTGCCTGAATGGCACCACCACTGATCGCCTCACCCAACGCAACTGTCGGGCTGGCACGGCCGACAAGGCCAACGCCGCCAGCCGAGGCAGCGCCAACCAGGCGGGATGCGCCAACGATGCCCAAGAAGTTGGGGATCTGCTTGACTGCCTCAGACAGCCCCAGCGCTGGGCTTGTGACAAGTTGCACCACGGTCGCGGCGTACTTGTCGAGGAACCCGTCCTCGTTCTGCACGCGCTCACGCAACTGTTCGCGCTGTGCCTTGAGGACGTCAGACTCTTGGGCCTGCAGTTCCTTTTGTGTTTTTCTGAGCGTGCTGGCGATCTCACTGCTTGGGGCAATGATGTTGATCGGCAACTGCACCAAACCGACAGCGCCCTGGCTCAGGCTGGACAGCGTGTCCGCCGCCCACTCTCCTGCCGTGCGGAACTCGTCTGCCTTTTCGTCCCGAACAGCTTGAACAATTTCAGGCTTGTTGGCCGAATCGACGATGTCTGCAAAGCTCTTCTCGCCTCGGGCGTCCATCGCCTTGACGACTTTGTTGACCGTGGGGTCTTGGCTGGCCATCTGGCCACGGCTGCTGCGCACTGAGTCGGCTGCTGCGACAGCTTTCTGGCTGATTGGGCCAGCACCGTAGGACAAGCGCTTGTCGACTTCAGCCTGACGCTCTTGTGGCGTTGGCTCATAGCCGTCCATGACGCTCTTGAACTCTGGCTTCAAAGCAGCGCCAATGCTGGCAATCACTCCAGTCTTGGGCTTCTGCGATGTGGCTGAGCCACCGCCGATCCCCAGCGGGTCCACGGGCTTAGGCAGCGCAGACGACAGGCGAGCGATCAGGCCCGGCTTCTCGGGGGCCTTGTAGCGAGCTGCCAAGCGGGCAGTCTCGTCGCCGGTATCGGGCACGGGGGCAAGAGTCTGCTGAGTGTCTGCCAGGAACTGGCCACGCACAGCTTCGACTTCATCCTCTGAGACCCGAGGCGCGACAACCTCATTGAAATACTGGTTGCGAGCCTCTTCTTGTTCGTCAAAGGAGAGGGCCTGGAATGCGGGGTTCGCCGCTACGTCAGACCATTTCATTGCCATGGTTTACTTCCAAAGATTGCTGTAGTTCTTCGTGGGTGTGCCCGAAGTGCTGGGTCGATTATCGCTGGACTTTGGAGCGGTTGCTCCGCCGGTCAAACGCTGGATAGCGCGCTCGCGCTTTTCGTCTTCAGTCAGCTTGTTGAACTGGTAATCGTTCTTGGCCATCTGGGTCACCAAGCTGGCAACTTTGTTGTTGAAGTCGCTCGACTTGATGCCCAAATTCTTGGTGCTGCCGTCGCTCATGATGGCGACCATGTTGCCTGCGTCGTCCACCTTCGTGCTGCGGACTTTGGGGGCAGAGCTTGCAGACCCGCCCGACCCGCCGCCACTGGCACGCGGCCTGTTGGCGTTGGTCACCGAAGCCTCTGCCCGCGTGGTGGCCGCATCGGCCTGCTGCTGGGCAATGGGCAGCTTTGCCTCAGAGGCATCGCGGCGCTGGGTGATCGCAGCCATCGTTGCGGCAAACTGCTGGTCGTTCTTCTTCTCGGTATTCTCCAGCCGGATCTGGTCGAGCACGTCCTTGCGCTTCTTGGCGTAGGCGTCGATCACCGAAGAGTGAGCGCCCAGTTCCAAGGCTGCAGTCGACTGATCGTCGGCTGCACGCAGGCGCGGGTCCATCTTGTCTGCAATGGCCCCGCCGATGATTCCTGACTTAGCGTAGCTCTCGCGCAGCTTGGGGTCGCTCTGCATGAGCCCCTTGAGCTGATCCTCGCTCAGCGCAAAGTCGCCGTCCTCGCCCGCCTGCGCGGACGACTTGGCCAGCGTCTGGCTGTCTCGACCCAGTGCAGCCGCGTCCCGGCGCATAGGGGCCTGCGCTGCGCGCTCCTCGACCTGCACCGCCTCAGTGGCAACGCGGGTCTTCAGCGCCTCGGCCTTGGCCTCCTCGCGGTCCGCCTTGATGCGGTCGAGCGCTTCTTGGCGAGCAAGCAGTCGCTCCTCGCGCTGAGCCTCGCGCTCGGACTGCATGCGGGACTCAATGTCCTTGGCCATGTAGTTGCCGAACGTGGAGCCCGCGTCTGCAATGCCTTTGCCGATACCGGCCCAGATCAGTCCGCTCATGCTGGCACCTCTTGTTCCTCTCCCTGAAGCTGGTTGAACTCTTCAGGATTGACTTGGTCCATCGCCTGCTGCAGTTGCGTGGTGTCCACGCCCTGCTCGCCAAGGAAGCGCAGGATCATTTGCTTGAGCGCCATGGCGACGTCGGAAGGCTGGTACTGCACGCCAGCGGCCTCGCCGATCTCGGCGACTTCTTCCAAGATGTTGGATGCGAACAGCACCAGCAGCTCGTCGGGGATCGCGCCCTCGGTGCGCTCGTCCACGATGGACACGATTTCGTAGGCGGTGTTGGCCAGTGCCTCCGAGGGATCGCCGCCGGTCTGCAGCGACTTGGCCACGTTCTTGGCGGCCTCCTTGCCGTAGAGCGCCTCCATCGAGAACGCCATGGCCTGCTGGTAGCCGGGGTCGGCGTCAGGGTCTGGACCCTCGCCCTCGGCCATCTCGCCCGCAGGCATCTGCTGCTCGGGCATTGCCTGCTCGGGCATCGGCTGCTGTGGGGCTGCGGGCTGCGCCTGCTCGGGGGCTGGAGCGCCAGCCATCTGTTGTTGAATGAGTCCTGCCATGATCTTTCCTTTCAGCCCCAGAGGCGTGTACCGACGTTGGTGTTGTAGCGTTTGCGCTCGTCTTCAGCCATCTGGACCTGCTGGTCCTGCTGCTTCTTGGCCCCGTACCCCTGCATGGCACCGCCAATCAGTTGGGTGCCGCCGGAGATCAGCGCGGGGGCTGTGTAGGGGCTGGACATGATGCCGCCGACCAAGCCCTTGCCTGCACCTGACGCCAGTTGGAGGCCGGTCGTGGCTGCGTTGGTAGCCGCAGGGAATGCGGTGGCCGCAGCGGCGTTCGTTGCCTGCGTGGCTCCGGTGATGCCAGCGTTCTGCGTTGCAAGCATCTGGGCCTGCGACATGCCGTTGGTGATCGCACCTCCTGCGGCACCTGCCAAAGCACTGCCACCCGTAGCAGCACCAGCGCCGTAGGCACCAGTGAAACCAGAGCCGATTGAGCTGGCCGCGCCACTGAGGCCGCCGGTGCCCGTCAGCGCACCCCATGCTCCAGAAATCCCAGACGCCGCACTGGATAGCCCCGCGCTCGCCCCCGACAGGAACCCGGCACCAGAGGTCGCGCCTCCGATCCCACCCATCAGCGCCGCACCACCGAAGTAGACGGCCGCCGCCGTGATCAGAATCTTGCCGAGCTTGGAGCTGGCCACCTTTTTGACGGCGTTGGTCACGCCCTTGACGACCTTGCTGACCGCACGGCCCACCGACTTGACTGCCTTGCTCATGTTGCACTCCTAACGTATGTCAGGTTCAGGCTTTCACGAGCAAAGCCCAACCGATTTAAAAACTTCACCAGACGCGGATCTGCGCCGGGCTCCAATTCCATGACCGCCACTTTGATGGCAGAGCGGCTCTTGACCCACCGTGCGAACTCGCGCAGCAGCGGGATTGCAGCACCCGGCACCCGGGTGTAGTACAGCAGCACCGAGCACTGCAGCTTGCTGAACCAGAACGATTCCTGCACGCATGCGGCCACCGATGCCACCACCTTGCCGTCCTGCTCCGCGACCCACATGAAGTGGGCGGGGTTCAGGCAGGTGCGTGCGGTGTCGGCCATCGCCTCGCGGTTGATCTTCACCGGCAGCGGGTCGTGCGACACCGACTCCACCGCGATGTCCACGATCGCGGGGATGTCATCAAGTTTGGCCTTGCGGCAGACGATCTTGGTCATGCTGTGTTGTTGCCGTAGTAGTTGGCGTATGGATCAACCCCGTAATCGGGGTCGCCGGGCGAGCGGCCCCACTGGTCGTTTGGCTGCGCGGCAGGTGCTGGTGCTACAGGTGCTGCAGGCTGAACGGGTGCTTGTATGACGCTGTTGACTAAGCCAGCAGCCGATCTGGCTGAGTCAATCCCAGCCGCTCCGGTAGGGTTCTGCGTGCGCCAGTCGGTGACGGCGCGGTCAAATGTTGATAGGCCGTTCTGCTGCCAGTAAGCAATGTCAGCGTCTGTCGGGTTGGGGTTGGCTCCAGGGGTATTCCTGTAGGCATCCAGAACCTGCTGACGTGTTGTTTGCGGTGGAGTTGACGCAGCGGGAGCCCCGCCGCCTGCGCCTGGGCCGGGCGAAACAACGCCCGCCCCACCGCTTGGCCCGGCAATGGTCGGCAGGGGGGTGTTGTAGAACGTAGAGCCCCACTGCATGGTGTTGTTGGCGTTGTCGATGGCGTTTTGAATCGCAACCTTCTTTGCCTCTGGCGTCATGTTCCCGTCGGCCTGAATTGCATTGACCGCGCTTGACGTCTGCAGCGTCAGGTTGGCGGCAAACGTCTTGCTCACGTTGGCTTGACTCAGATCGTTGCCCAGCCGCGTCATCGACTCTTGCTGTGCGCGGTCGAGGCTGGACTGCGTGGCGCTGAACTGCTGCTGCGCGGTCTGCAAGGACTTCTGCGCGTCGATCTGTGCCTGAGCAAGGTTTGCCTGCTGGGTGCGGTCCAAGGCACTCTGTGCACCAGAAAAATTCTGCTGCGCAGTCTGCAGCGCTTGCTGCGCGGCAATGGACTTGTCGCTGAGCGCGACCTGCTGCGCACGGTCCAATTCGTTCTGCGCAGTCGTGAAGGTCTGCTGCGCGCTTTGCTGCTCCTTCTGTGCAGTGATCTGCTTGTCTGCAATGCTTGTCTGCTGAGCGCGATCCAGTTCTCCTTGCGCGCTTTGGAATGTTTGCTGAGCGGCTTGCAGAGCCTGCTGGGCAGCGACGCTCTTGTCGGCCAGTGCAACCTGTTGCGCACGATCCAGATCATTCTGTGCAGTGGTGAATGCCTGCTGAGCAGTCTGCTGCCGTTCCTGCGCAGCAATCTGCGTGTTGACGATACCCGTCTGCTGGGTGCGGTCTGCAACATTCTCTCCGCGCTGGAACTCTTGACGAGCCCTCTCCAACGCCTGATTGGCAGTGATGTTTTTGTCCGCCAACATGATCTGAGCTGCACGGTCCTGCTCAGCCTGGTTGCCTTGAAACGTCTGCTGCGCGGCCTGAAGATCTCTTTGTGCTGCGATCTGTGTGTTGACGATGCCAGTCTGCTGCGTGCGGTCGAGCGCGTTCTGTCCAGACGTAAAGGTCTGCTGCTGGGACTGCAGGTTCACTTGCTGCGTGCGGTCCAGATTCGCCTGCGCGCCTTGGAAGTTCTGCTGCGCAACCTGAAGGGCTTGTTGTGCGGCAACGCTCTTGTCTGCCAGAGCAACTTGTTGTGCGCGCTCAAGTTCGTTCTGCGCGCCGGTGAACACTTGCTGGGCCGACTGCAGGTCCTTCTGAGCGGCAATCTGCTGCGCGTTTTGTCCGGCCGTGAACTTCTGGCTGCTCTCTTGCAGCGACACCTGCTGGGCACGGTCAAGGTTGTTCTGTGCAGCCTGAAAGTTCTGCTGCGCGGCCTGCAGGTTCTGCTGCGCCGCGATCGACTTGTCTGCCAGCACAACCTCTTGAGCGCGCTGCAATTGGTTCTGGGCCGCAGTGAAGTCCTGCTGCGCCTTCATCAGAGTGACTTGCTGCGTGCGATCCAAAGTGTTCTGGCCAGCCGTGAACTGCTGCTGGCTTTCCTGCAGCGCCTTCTGGTTGACGCGGTCCAGCTCGGACTGCGCACCCTGGAAGACTTGCTGAGCCACTTGAAGCGCCTTCTGCGCCTCAATGCTCTTGTCGGCCAAGGCTGTCTGCTGAGCACGATCCAACTGCGACTGTGCAGACTGGAAGTCTTGAGTTGCCTTGTTCTGCTCCGCAGTAAACGCCTGGCCGCCCATGCGCTCGCTCGTTTGGAACGACCGATTGGTAGCGTTCTCTCCAGACGTGAACGCCTGATCAGACTTCTGCAGGCCAAACTTGTTGATCTCGCTGGCGTTGAACTGGCCAGCCTCGTTGATCGTCTGCTGGTTGGCCAACGTGCGGTTTGAGAATGTCTGCGCATCCTGCTGCGCAAGGGGCGTGATGCGGTCAATCATGGCCGCGACACCAGCGCCTTGGTTGATTGAGCTGTTGACCAAGCCTCGGCGGTTCATCCCCTGAGTGGCCAGCGTGCGAGCCCGCTGCATGAGCGGGTTGTCCTTGGCCAGCAGCGACTCGACCTGACCTGCAGCGGTCTCGGTCGCCCGGTCTACTTCACGGGTCTGGGGGGTGTAGGTCTGCGCGGCCATGTTGGCCACGCCAGGCAGGGTGGTGGACTGCGCTGCGTTTGCGCCCTGAGTCGCGCCGCCCGACATGGCGTTGCCCACCAGGCCCGTGGAGCCGGACGCTTGGGGCTGCGTGTCGAATGGGTTATTGGGGACAGTTGTTGCCATTGGACGGCCTCTTCATGAAACAAAAAAGGCCCGCCAATGCGAGCCATGTCCGGGAAACTGCAGACGCACCTCCCCGGGAACGAATTCTAAGGCATTGTGATACTTCACGCCACCCCCGTCGTCAGGACGGCCAAAGCGTGGTTGATGTGCTTCTTGCGATCCTCCAGACCGATCGTGCCGCCGTTGATCCTCTTAGTCAGGCCGGTCCAGTCCCCTGCCTCGGCCAGGGCGTTGAGCCTTTGGGTGTCCCAGAACCATCCGGCGGTGAGCGCAGCATACTGGGGCGTGGCCACCAGATCGGGCTCCATGATGAAGTCCACACCGAGGGCCTTGCTTGCGTGGTGGTAGTTCGCCGCGCCGGTCAATTGCAAGATTCCGCGACCGCGAAAACGGAAGCCATCGCCCGACGCCTCATCGCGGTTGTTCATGCGGTTGCCGTAGATGCGGTTGGCGATCTTCTTGGGCTGGCGCTCGTACTCGGCCGCATCCTCGGGCGTGAAGCCCCAGGCGCGACGGGGCGTGCGCGGGAAGAGCTTGAGCAGTGTTGCCGCCCGATAGTTCAGGTTCTCCTCCAGCACGCAAAAGTTGGCGCTCTCGTGCGCGCACTGGCCAATGAACGCCGCCTTCTGCCTGGTGGTGCTGATGCCAAACCGGGCGAAGGTTTCGTTGAGCGGGTCGACCCACTGCGCAGAGATGTGGAGTTGCGATAGTTGTTCAGCGTTGAGCATTGATGGTGGTCCTCATCTCTTCGTATGCCGCGATGCACGAGTTCAGTTGATTGATGGCCCGGTCTCCGTCGGCTGCAATCTTCGCAATCAGCTCTAAGGTTTCGCGCTCGGACTCGCTGGGGCCGGGTTCACTGGCACCAGAATCTGCGTCAGGCGCTGGGTTAGGTTCGCCTCTCGCTTCGTGCCGATCTCGGGGGGCAGTGGCGGGATATGCGGTGGCTTGTACGCAACTGGGGGCTGGGAGGCGCACCCTGCCAGCACGAATGGCAGCAGTGAGATCAGTTTGCTTTTTGTCGATGACATCGTTGGCCCTTCTCAGTTCAGTTTCTTTGGCTTGCACCACCTCGGCCAGCTTTTGCTCGGTCTGCCTGGCCTCTTCGTTCTTCTGCGCGATCGCTGCCTGCATGTCGGCGTCACGGTCGTACCAACCATTGTGATACCCGTAGCGATAGATGCCGAACCCGGCGAGCGCAGCAGCCAGCAGCGCCCAGGGCAGCCATGAGACCCTCAACATCACAAGACCTCCCTGCGGGCCGCAGCGATCTCGGCACGCTCGTCATCAGGCTCTTGGTGCTCGGGCGGCGTGGTGGGCGGTGGGCCTGGCGTCCAGCTCTCGTCCAACTCGGGGTTCTTGTAGCCCATCCAGTTGAAGTCAGGCATCGCGCTGGCCGTCTGCTGCGGCGGGTAGTGCTGCGGATACATCGGCGCGCCGTATCCACCGTATGGGGGCGACGGTGGGCACGGAGATCCGTAGGGGCTGGTCGGGGGCATGGGTCGAGACATGGTCTTGGCGGCCGTGCCGATGGCGCGCTTGCCGATCACCCCGCCAATGCCGCCCACGATGAGCAGCACGATGTCGTTGAGCATCTTCGTGTAGGCCTGGTCGATGGGGGCCATCGACTTAATCGGCTGCGTCACGAACGTCACCGAATACAGGATCGCAGCAACGATGAACGCAAGGATCAGCGTCACGACGATGACAACGAAGCCCCAGATGCGGACCTCAATGTCGTCAGCGGTCAGCGGCGGCTGCTTTGGGTGTCTCTTGAACAGTAGGTTGAACGGCATTGATTTGCTTCTCCAGGATTGGCGCGACCAAGTACTCGGGGCAGGTCTGCGTGAACTGGCACTTAGGCTTCACGCACTGCTCCTTGTGAAAGTTTTCGGGGTTCTGGCAGAAGTACCGGTACTGGTCTTGGCAACCAGTCAAGAGCCCAGCGACAAGAATCAGTTTCCACATTTAAACTCCCGGCAGTACAGCAAAATCTCGACACCGATCCAAAGCATCACGGCAAGAACAAGAGAGGCCAATGAGAGAGCAATCCACAGCTCAAGGTCTTCCTTGCGCTTCTTGCGGGCTTGGATGGCAGCATCGGCGGCACGGCGTTTTGCGGCCTTGTCGTCAGCATCCATTTGCTTCCTGCGAGCAACGATCTTGTTCCAAACGTCCATGTTGTTTGGAAAGAAAAGACCTTTGACCTCTTCCTCAAACTGACGGGCGCTCTCAATGGCCAGCTCTAACTCAATGGCCTTGCCCATGTTTGAGCCTTTGAAGCCACCCTTGTTAACCTCTTCAAGCACCTTGACCGCATCGGCCTTGGCGTCGAAATACTTGCCAAGCACGGGGCCGAGACTGCGCACATCGTCGACAGTGCTGACGGCCTTCTTGACTAAGTTGACGGCTGTAGTGACTGCCGCAAGGGCTGTGAACGGATCAAGCATAAGCTGTCACTTTCTTTCCAATCTGGTGTTGATGACAGCGATCGCCTGCCGGTTGTACTGAATGTCGTCCCTGTTCTTTTGTATCTCAGCCGACAGGTCTTGACGCAGCCGTTCTCGGGCCAATTCAGCACCCGTGTTAGTCGCTTGTTTGTTGTCGCTGGTGACGACAAGACTGATCTTGCTGTTGAGCACAGTGACCTCATGGCTCAGGCTTGACAGAGCGGACATCAGGTACACCACGCACGAAAACAGCAGTGGAAGAATTGCGAACGTGATCTTCTCAATCAACGCGCCTTTTGCAGAGTCTTTTTCATCAGCCATACAGAACTACGATAAAAACATGAACGCACCACACGACCAACCCCACAACGGCGATGGCAGCGAGAAGCGAGATGACCCAGTCTTTCATTTAGCCAGGATCTGAAAAAGCATCATGATGATTGAGCCAAACCCGGCGATGACCACGCCAGCGGCGGCGATCATCAGTCCTTCAATGCGCTTTAGCCGCGCATTGCTGGAGCGGAACTGCACCTCAATGCCTGCGTACCTTTGGGCGCAAACGGCCTCGTGTGTGTTGAGTTGTGCTTCGACTGCGGATACCACTTGCAGGCCTTTCTCACTTCAGGAAGTGCAGTTTGAAAATTGTTCGATCGTAGAGCGCAACGATCTCGTCGATGATGTTGTGGAGGTGCGTCTCCTCCTTGTCGACCGCCTTGAAGCGGTTTGCCTTAATCCACTTGAGCTGCGCCTGCATCGACTCCTTGATCTCGCCGGGGAACTCGTTGTCCAGCAAAGGGATGTCGATCAGCGTCAGCTTGCAACCCTGGTAGGTCTCGGCCAGCGTGTCGGCCAGATCCACAACGGCCGGGTAGAACTCGCCAAGCGCTTCGTGCCTAGCAAAGCTGCCAGGGCCGGTGGTGCGCAGGTGCGCCCGGTGCGCCAAGTCTCTGGCGAGGAATAGGACTGCGATGAATTGGCCGATCATGGGGTGTTCCTACAGCATTGTGATAGTCAGGCCCAAGTCGCGTCGGGGCGTACAGGCCACTCAGTGACGGTGGCCGGTGGGTCGATCGCAATCGCACGCAGCGCCAGGCGGTATGTGTCGAAGTCGGCCGTATTGGTCAGGTGCGGCGTGACGGCAGCATTGCGCACGCTCGCGTTCTCGGACCAGTCCGTGGCCAGCAGCTCCTGCTTGGCGCGAGCTGCGTTGGCGGCCTTGAACTCAGCGTCCTTCATGGCGACGTAGGCGGCCTCGTGCTCGGCTGCCGTGGTGGTCACACCATCAACTGTAGTGTCTGTGAAGACAGGCCCAAGCACATACTTGGTGTACCACTTGCCATCAATCTGCTCCACACCATCGGCTTGTGAGAATTGATACACCGTGCCGCCTGTGGCTTGTGGGCCTTCAAAGACCACATCAGCGCCCAAGCTGTCGAGGATTTCTTCTGTTGTCACGCCCCATGTAGGGCCATCGTTGGCTTGCTGGTATGCACGAAACTCTGCCTCGTACATCACTGCGCCTGTTGCTCTTACTCGTACTTGCATTGATTACTCCTATCAGGCTATTGCCAAAAATATGTAGGTTGCTGCGTTGACGTTCACGTTGGTAGCAGCCACTTGGTTGACAACAAAGCCTGTGCTGTCAGTGTCGATGGTGTCGTTGCTTGTCACTTCAGCAGCAGTGGTGTTGAGGCTAAGGTGTGGATCATTACCAGCCACAATGCCTCGCGCTGTGTCCCATACGTACCAATCACCAGTGCTGTCAGTGCGTTTGATCATTACGAACCTAGCGCCACCAGTGAAGCCGCAGTTGATGGTTTGACTGCTACCGTTGCCTGTGTAGTTACCAACCTTGCTCACGCCGGGACAGGAGGCAAAGAGGTATGCAACGTAGGTTGAACCATTGGCATTTACCATTGAATTTGATCCAACAGAAAACACAGACGCTGTTGGAGATGTGTTGTTCCAAACCACACTTTGAACAATAAGTGTTCCAGTTGTGTTTAACCGCAAAGAGCCTGTGTTACCAGTTGCGGCAGTATAAACACCCCAATCTTCAACGCCACTTCGCATTTTTACAATCATTATCTCAGGCACAGCTCCTAAGTTATGCGCTACGGTCCTGTTAGCCCCCGTCCCCGTATAGCAAACCTCATCAAAGAAGCCGGGGGCGCGTTGGAAAACCCAGTTAACATAAGTTGTATCGCTGTTGTTAATTGCAGTATTAAATTGATCTGCGCCAAGCGAATAACTGTTATTATTAAATGCTGTAATAGAGTTGTTGCTTGTTGGAGATGAGTTATCAGTTTCCGAGCTTGTAAAAGCACTTGCTAAATATCTGTTTATACCCCTTAATCTGTCATACCAACCAGTACTATTAGTAGTACTTCTTGCTTTTGAGACAACAAGGTCTGGTCTAGCAGTAAGTCCAGAAACTGTTGCAATAGCGGCTGTTCCTGATCTAGTAACAAGATTCAATACACTCGTCCCCGTTGTCGGCACTTTCATCGGGCCACGGCGTATGGCTACGTAAAAGTAGGTGCCATTGTTTGGCATCACCTCACCAACACCAGAGAAGCCTGTTGCTGTTGGATAGCCCCCGGTAGTTACAGTATCAGTAGTTGGGTTTGTTAAAGCGTTATCGTTGACTGTAAGTTGTATATCAGCGTTAGTTGTTTGTGTATTGTTCCATCTACGAAACGTATCCAACATACGCCAGTCTGTGCCGACACTGGAGCCCTTGATCAATAAAAACTGCGGCTCCCATCCCAAGGTGACGCTGTAGTTACCAGATCCATCGGTTGTAAGCGATCCGCACTGAATGACACTATCGATTGCTGTGTCATGAGCGAACACATAAGCCACATAACTCGCGCCCGTAGAGTTTGTGAGGGCGTTCCTGACAGAAAAATTTGACGGCGAAACAGCGGGTACGTTTGTATTTATCGGATCAGTATCAGTGGCGTTACTGTTAATCGCTATAGAACCGTTGAGGCTTCTATGCCACACCAGCCCAGCCCCTGTGCCATCCAATCGTTTGATGATGATCATTCCCGGCGCAACGCCTAGCGAATGAGATATGACGTTACTTGCTGGAGCCGTCCAAGTAATAGCATCTGTTGAGGTTGCAGCATCTTGAGCGCCAAGAACAAACTTAGTGCCATCCCACGTAATGGCATTGATCTGGGCATTAAGAATTACAGTTCTTAACTGTGCTCGCGCTGTCCAAGTAATGCCATCAGTTGATGTAGCAAGATATGATTCATTGGCCCCTACCACAAACTGTGATCCGTTGTGAATAATGGACTCACATTGCCTTGAACTTACGGCTGTAGCCAGTGAAGCTCTAAGTGTCCATGTGCCAGTGTCAGGAGAAGTAGCGCACGAACCGTTGCCACCTACTGCTACATAAAGCCCCGCAGCAAAGCTAAGGGCTTTGACTTGGTTTTGATTAACCGCCCTCATTTGAGTTGATCGGCTTGTCCAGTTGCTTCCACCGTTGGTGGATATAGCACAATATCCCGATGCGCCAGCACACAAAATAGTACCTCCATTGGACACTATGGCGAACATGTCACTGGAAGAAACTTGCGCAGCTAAAGTGGTGATATTTGTCCAAGTAAAACCACTACCTGATATAGCGCATATACCACTACTACCTACGGCTACAAAAACACCATGAGTGGAGTTCCATGTAACTGCATTGCAGGTTGTATAACTCGTTTGGACCGCGAGACTGACCCTGTTGGTCCATGTAATTCCATCTGGTGAAGTCACACATGAACCACTATCGCCAACCACACAAAATACACTACCGTTCCAAGCAATTGCTTGAGGGCTACCGTTTGTCCAAGCTGTTGCAAATGATGGCCTCTCGGTCCATGTGATTCCATCCGTTGACGTAGCACAAATCTCTGCACCGCTATAACCAACAGCCACATAGATTGAGCCATTCCATATCATGTCTGCTGGTGTTGTTCTAAGAACATTCGACAGACTTGTTCCTGCTCCGGTGTACGTCACGACATCAAAGAACTTTGGCTGCTTTCTAAAAGTCCAAGCTGCGTAGGTGGCATTATTTGTATTGATGGTAGACAACGACCCGATATTGAATCCCGTGGATGAAAAAGAAGTCACCCCCGTTGCTTGTGTTGTTTGAGCTGTTGTTTTATTAATTGCTAAATCGAAAGTTGCCCCGCGAGCAGTATCGTATAAGGCATGATTTGTAGCTGCGCTTCTGCTTTTAATCCAAACCAAACCACCCTTGCCCGCCAGATCAATTCCGTTGGTGATCGTCTGCGTAGAGCCATTGCCTGTGTACAACCAAGTGCTAAATACGTCTTCGATGTAGGTAGGACCAGCAGCCGCACCACCGCCAAAAGCGTCATACGATGCTGCCCCTGATGTTGCTTGTAATGGCATAGATTAAGCCTTGAACTGAGTGACAGAAGCCAGCACTGTGTAGGTGGCACTGCCTGTTTTGATGATGAGGTAGCGGTAGCTGTCGATGCCGCTTGCGTTACCCGCAGTAGGCGCACCACCAAGCCAGCGAGTCGTCACGCCAGAGGTTGTACCGTCCACTTGCACTGCGTTGTTGTAGTAGGCTGTAGCGCCTTGAGTGACCAAGAAAGCCACGGTCACCGACTGACCTGTTGCCAGTGCGGTGTCTAGCGATGTACCGCTAGAAGCTCGGAAGTTCACTGTCCAGTTCGCTGATGCGTTGGAGGTGTAGAACAGCACCGACTGAGTGGTGATGTCATAAGCAATCGTGCCTGTGGCTGCTGTGGCCGAGACCGTTGCGACTTCTGCTGCATCGTTCAATACAATAGCCAATGTGCTGGATGTGCCGCTGAAGGTCTTTGTGCCTGTGAGGGTCTGCGCGCTATCAGGCGTGACAACGTCACCCCAGCTCGGAGCTGCAGAAGCGCCGCCGGAAAGCATGGCCTGGCCCGACGTGCCGTAGGTCGCACCGCCGATGCCCCACTGACCTGCTGCGCCAATCCTGAATCGTTCTGCGGCAGCGCCCGCGCTGACGGTCTCAAACCAGATCGATCCAGCTTCTGCGCCCGCAGTGGCGCTGGTAATATCCGCGCCGATCCTGACGTACTGCTGATCAGCGCCGCCGCTGTCCTTGCCGCGCCAGATGAGCACACCAAGCTGGTCGGCCGCTGCTGGGCTTGCAGAGTTGCGGTACAGGACCACGTCGGGGGCAGCCGAACCGGAGTCGTCGACAGTCTCAAAGACAACCAAGTCGCCGGTGTTGTTGCCCTGAATCTTGAAGACGCCAGAGGCGGTTGAAGAACCTACGGTCGTGTTGCCCGCGCTGTCGAAGGTGATGCGGTCGACACCGTTGGTGGCCAGCACCAGCGACGTGGTGTTGTTGGAGGCCAAGCGGATGGCGCTTGCTGTTGCCTGGAACTGCGCTTGAGTCGTGCCGCTGACCTGCAGCAGCACGCGAGAGTCGGTGCCCGCGTTGACGAGCAAGTTGCCGGTCATCGTGCCGCCGCTGATCGGCAGATAGCCTGCAGCAGGCAGGTACGCAGCCGCCCATGCAGCGCCGTCGTAAACCTTCATGGTGCCCGACACGCTGTTGAAGTACAGCGCGCCAGTGATCAGAGCATTGCCGTCGTTGTCGACGGTCGGGTCGCTGGTTTTCGCACCCAGATAGCGGTCATCAAAGCTGTCGTAGCTTGCCGCCGCAGCGTTGGCGCTGGACAGGGCCGCGCTGGCGCTGCCCGATGCGGCCGTGGCGCTGTTGCCTGCGGCGATCTCGCTGGCAGACGCCGCAGAGGCCGAAGCCGCTGCGCTGGTGGCAGAGCCTAGGATCGAATCGGTGTAGGCCTTGGTGGCCCCATCCTGTGCGTTGGTGGGATCTGCCAGGCCGGTGATCTTGTTGGCACCCATTGCCAGCGCGCCGGACATCGTGCCGCCGGTCAGCGACAGCTTGCCGCCAAGCAGAGTGTCGGCCTCGGTCTTGGTGTAAGCGTCGGTGATGCCGTAGCCGGACAAGGTGGTGGGGTTCGTGCCTGCGGTCACGCGGCCGTAGACATCGACGGTCACCGAGCGGTAGGTGCTGGCCGAGACGCCGGTGGTGGCCAGGTCGATGTCGTCGGTGTTGACGACGATGCGAGCGCTGGAGGCAGTGCCGACGTTGAGGGTGTTGCCCGTCTTCGTCATACCCGCGCCAGCCGTGATCTGCCCAGCGCCGGAGAACTGCTCAAACGTGATCGACGTGCTGCCCAAGGTGCCGCCTGCGGCTACCGTGCAGACCCAGCCGCTGTTGTCGTTGGCGGTACCCTCTTCCACAAAGAAGAACGCGCCCGGCAGCTCTGCCCAGACGTCTGCGTCGGTGGCCCGGCTCCAAGAGCCCGCTGCCACCACATACACGCCGTTGGCGGATGCGCTCGACTGGTTCTTGGCCAGCACTCGGTCGCCAGCGATGACGGCCACGCCGTCGATCGTCTGCGTGCCGCTCAAGGTAATGTCGGCCGTGGTAGCCACGCGCACGCTGCCCTTGACGTCCAGCCCTTGGGCTACACCATCGACATATGCTTTCGTGGCTGCGTCGCCGTCGGCGGTCGGAGTGCCCACGCCGGTGACCTTGCTGCCGCCCATGGCGATGGCACCGCTCATGGTGCCGCCGGTTAGGTTCAGCTTGAGGGCGTCCTGCGTGTCGACGTAGCCCTTGTTGGCCGCGTCGCCGCTGTTGGTTGGGTTGGCCAAGCCAGTGATGGTGCCGACCGACCCGGAGTTCATGTCCAGCGTGCCGTTGATCGTCACGCTGTTGAATGTCGAAGTGCCGCTGGATGCGGTCACATTGCCGGTCAGGTCGCCCGTCACGTTGCCGATGACGTTACCTGTGACGTTACCTGTCACGTTGCCGGTCAGGTTGCCGGTGAAACCCGAGCTGGCCGACGCGGTCGTGAACGCACCGCTGGATGCGGTGGTGCCGCCAATCGGGGTGTTGTTGATCGTGCCGCCACCGATGGTCACTGACGTGCCGAGGCCTGCAGTGCCGTTGACGGACAGGTTGGTGAAGCTGCCCACTGCGCGAGTGGTCGCGCCAATCGGGGTGCTGTCGATGGTGCTGCCAGTGATAGCCAGCGACTGAAGCGCGGACGACGCAATCAGCGCCGTGCCCGCTGCGTTGACCATTGCCACCTTGTAGCCGTTGCCAGCCAGCGTCGGCAGCAGATTGAAGCCCGCAGTGACTAGGTCAAGTTCAGCGCGCAGAGCAGCCGAAGAGCCTGGCGCGTTGGGCGCAGGGTAAGTCGCGTGGTTGTAAAAGCTGTTTGGCATTATCGAATTCCTCGCCGGAGAGTGTAGTGAACGATTATCGAGTTCACGGTGAATGGCTGGAGCAGTGCGGACACCGAGGAGATCCGAATGCCCATGTTTTCTGCTGTGCCGGTGACCTCAACCTCTGATGGCGAGATGTCGTTGCCGTCGAACACGAAGTTGTCCCAGACCATGCTGTCCCAGTACGCAGAGCGCAGGTCGTTCTCGTGAGTCGAGTCACTTGGCTGATCCAAGAACTGGGTGCGGTAGCCGAGGTCGTAGCCGAAGGCAAACTCTGCGAACGAGTCACCGGTCATCTCGACGCTGGCCTTGCGGTAGCGCTTCAGGATGCGGGGCGACTTCGTGCTGTTGTAAACCAGGCTCAGGTTGGCCGGGATCACAGCGCCGTCAAACGACGTGCCAGCGTCCAGGCGGTAGACGAAGCCATCGCTTGAGCCGAAGAAAGAACTCTCCGCGCCGTCAACGCTCTGGCCCTCCGAGGTGCACAGCACGGGGTTTGGGAACTGGATGGGCATCGCGCCCACGTACTTGCCGTTGGCGATCGTCAGATACAGGCCGTAGCCGTCGCTGAAGAACACGCGGTACTGGCCCTTCTCGCGGTTCACGATGGACGCGCTGGCGAGGTTCCTGCGCACCTGGATGAACGGGCGCAGGTTCATGGTCAGCGACGCGGTGGCGAAGTTGCCGAAGTTGAGCGTGGTGCCCAGGCCCATGACGCCGCGCTCGCTCAGGATGTACGACTGGTCAAGGTTCTGGCCGGTGTTGGCCACGCCGCCAGTGCCCACGTTGAACGTGGACAGGGCGAAGTCTTCGGAGCTGGTGCCGTACAGCACCGACGTGTCGGTGCGGGTGTAGACCGCCATCGCGCCGCTTGACTGGTCGCCAGGCAGCGAGAGCAACTGCGTGATGCTGTCGTTCATGGCGATCTCGCCCGCGCCCAGCACGGGGTCCCAGACGTAGGGGTCACTGATTGCGCTGAACTGCAGCGAGTGGCCAAAGGCCAAGAACAGGTGCTGCTTGTGCACAGCGATGCGCGTCGGCACGTCGGGCGACATATTGGTGCTGATCGGCACCAGGTAAGTGCCGTCGAACTCAAATGCGCGGTTGACGCCGTCGCAGAAGTACAGCCGCTTGTTGGTCTGGCCGCCGCCGAAGTTGGCGACCGAGAACTGCACGCGACCGCCGGGCAGCCACGTCATCTGACTCTGCGTGCCGTTGACCAAGGCGAACTTGGTGCCGCCGACGTTGATGTGCTCGTTGTTCTGGAACGTGCCGGTGACGGACGTGAAGACAATGCGACCCGTTGCATGGGGCGCGCCGCCCCAAGAGCCGCTCTCAACCGTCACTCGGCGAGCCACGCCGGTGGCCCCGCTGGTGCCGCCAACAACGGTCGTGCCTTCGGCGATTTCGGTCGTGCCGTCGTCGAAACGCAGTTCGATGCCAAGGGTCACGGCCGTCCAGCCAGAGCTGCCGGACTTGTACATTGCGAGGGCAGTGCCGCCCGCGTTGTTGCGCCATGCGTAGGTGGAGCCGTTGAAGAAGCAAACGCCACGCACCGAGCCGGAGCCTGGCACTGCGGCGATGTCTGCCCGGTAGTCGGCGGCTGCCAGCGACTTGTAGGTGGCATCCTGCAGGCCGTCGGCCACAGCGCCAGCGATGGCGGAGATCGTGCCGACGTTGACCGCTGAAACAATCAGCGCCTCGCCAATTAGGAAGGTGCCAGTCTCGCGGGTAATCACGACGTTGCCGCCGTCCACCGCGATGACCTTGCCGGTGGCTGCGGAGGTGTAGCCGGTTACGGTGTTGCCCACCGCGACAGCGCCGGTCAGCGTGCAGGTCAGCACGTTGTAGCGGGCGTCGGATGGGTTGGGCCTGCCG